CGTGTCAGCGACGTCGAGGCCGGCGGTCGTCTGACCACCGAGCTTGTCGAGATCGAGGTTGAGCTTCAGGTGTGCGTCGATTGCCGCCTCGACCCAGTCGGCATTGATGATGATGCCCTCGGCCGCCGCCAAGTAATTTCTGTCGATCGCCTGCGCGAAGACGTGTCCGAGACCCTTCTGCTTGAGGTCTTCCTTACGTGTGTCGTACCAGTCCTGATCCTTGGTCGGGTGATCGCGCCAGTCCATCACGAAGACGTTGGTGCGTGCCTTGACCGTCTTCTGGCCCGGTTCCCAATCGACACCGGATTCACGCTTGCGGTGAAACACCGTGCCGGGACCGGAGACACTGGAGATGTCGATACGTGTGCGGGTGGTTTCGAGGAGCGCGCCCTCGACCTTCTCGGGCCTGAGCAAGTAAGCCGCCTCGTCGACGAAGGTGACCATCGTGCGACCGCCGCGACCGATGTTGTCGCCGACCTCGCCGACAATCGTTGCCCCGGTCGCCGGGTTGACGCAACGCATGTAGTTGAGGCTGGCGTCCATGCCGGGCGGCTTGAAGTAGTCGGGCAGGTGGTGGAGCGCCATCCTGATCTTCTCGAACACGCCGGACGGATCGCCGAGACGGTCGACCTTGTCCTGCGTCTGACTACCCCAGCCGATGGCGACCGCGCCACCGAACAGGAACCAATGCACGCTCATGCCGACGCACACCCACGTCGCCCCCATGTCGCGCGACTTCTCGACTAAGCCGGACGTCTCGCCGGCCACGCAGGCATTGACGAACTCGATCAGATGCTGCTGACGCTTGAACAGGACCATCGGCAACCACACCGGATCGCCGACGGCGGCGTTGCGCGGATCGTAGGTGTCGAGCCAATGATTGACGAAGGCGACCGGCTTGTTGGCGTACCAGCGCTTGGCAGCGGCGACGATCTTGCGGTCACTAGCGAAGCGGTCCAGCTGGTTCTGTCGCCACGCATGCACCGCCCCGTAATCGGGTGGCCATTCGCCTTTGTCGAGCGTGCGTGGTGCGGTAAGCGTGCCCTCGCGCTGCTGGATAATGATCCCACGCAGCTGATTGATCATCGGGTTGATGTTGAGGTCCATGCCGGGTGGCTACCAGCAAACCACGGCACACGCAACTTGACCGAGTTTAAGTTACGGCCCGAACACCTCGGCCAGCTGCTTGGCCTGCTCGACCAGTTTGCCGTCCTCGATCCTGAGTATGACCGGGCCGCCTCGGTGCGTGCGCACGACCAGCGGAAAGTGTCCAGTCTCGGAGAGCGTCGTCTTCCAGCCGTGACGCTTGCGCACTGCTTGCAGGATACGCTTCAGGCGGTGCCAATCGGCGGTGCCGGTCTGCACGCGCCGACCACGTTTGACGTTGGTCAGTGTAACGAGGTAATCACGGATCATTGCAGGGTCACCAACTGCTCCCTGATCGCGGCCAAGAGTTCCTCACTGGCGTCCTGCGGGCGCTTGCTGTAGTCGGTCTCCTTCCACCAGCGCTCGCGCGTCGCCAGCTTGAGCTTCCACCACTGCTCGTGAGTGAACGGCATGTCCTGTTCCATTGGCTTTCTCGTCCAGTGCTTTCAGTATGACGCGGGCTTCCTTCATTGGGACACCCAGTCCACGTGCCAGCTTCAACACTTCACGGTTCTTGGTGCGGTAGCGGCGCGCCCGTTCGAGTATCCTCTCGTGGTTCTCGACAGTGTACTTTCTGAGGTACTCACGATTATAGTTCGGGTTCTTGGCGCGCCAGCGCTTACTATATTCGCGTCCGTAATCGGGGTGGCGATCACGCCAACGCTGCTTGCGCTCCTTGCGCCCTTCACCCTTGCTCACTCTTGATCTCGTCCTTCAGTGCGTCGATCATCGCCTCGGCGTCAGTGATGACCTCTCTCAGTATCTCGACCGCCTCTTCCTTGGTGGCGTTGTCGGGACTGGTGGCGAACTCGATCTCTTTCCTGATCAGTGTGATTGCCTTCCGCATCTTCGCGTTCATTTCAGTGCACCGATCCGTTCGAAGCCGGCCACGATAGCCCGGCCTTCTGGTTCCCACAGTATGTGAGCGTGACAGTTAGCATCGTTGCCCTTGCAGTGGCAACCGTCCTGTGGTCCGTAGTGGCGGCACAGTATGCGGGTCGCCTCGTTGATCAGGAGTGTTCGCTTGATCGCCTCCGACAGTTCGACCTCGTCGAGCGCCACCGCTGCCAGCGACAGTGCGTGCTCCTGCGTATCGGTGGCTTTCATTTGCGACAGTTCCAGTGATGGCCGTTGTACACGGTGCGCAAGTTGTTCTTGGTGCACAGTGCCTGTGGTGCGCCCCCGGATGATTTGGGTGTCGGGTCGACCGATGCCGTCTTGACCACTGCTGGCTTGGACTTCGGCTGCTTGATCGGCTTGTCGGGCGGCGGTGGTGGATCGACCGGATCAATCGGATCGGTCGGATCGATTGCCGCCACCTGCTTGCCCTTGGGCGCATCAGTGGCGGGGACGTTGCCGATCTTGTCGAGGTCGACCCTGACCGGCGAAGCCTCGATCACCTTGAGATCGGCTTCCGGCGCAACGATACGCCACGCCGTCATCCAGTTGTTCGGCGGCAACGGATCGTCGCCCTCGACATTGAGACACGCCGTGTAGGCGCGGTTCCACACGTAGTTGATGAACGTCTGAGTGAGCTTGGCTGCGTAGGGTCGGCAGTAATTAGTGTCGCTGGCAGTGGCCGGCGTACTCGTCAGCATGAACACCAAAGCCGTGACGATGAGATACGGCATGTCGCTTCTCCGGTTCGGCCCCCGCCCCTACCTGAGAAAGTCTCGACGACAGGGGCTGGCCCATCGCCGAGACTGGGCTGACAAAGAGCCTCCTTGTGGCTGGTGTGCGAGCCACCACGCTTAGCCGGGATCATCCCGGATCGCTCATGACAGAGTTGCTTCGTACAGGCTCGGGTCGATGTCTTCGATGTCGGCATCGGGATTGATCACCGGAGTGGACTCGCCGTCGATGATCCCCTGCGTGCTCGCCTGTATCAGGGCGGTGAGCATCTTGACCAGTTCGTCCGGCGGCAGCTTGGTCAACGGGCCGGCGTCGAGTTGCACATTGATCGGTGGCCGGGCTTCGGACTTGATCTGGATCGAGGCGAACTTCGGTGCGTAGAACTGTGCGGATGCCTTGGCGGCTTCGATGATGTCGTCGAACTCGATCAGGTAGGGGCCGTACCTGTCGCCCGGCATCATGCGCGCGATCTTGAGCAGTATCTGGTGGGGCAGTTCGCCGGTCTTAGCGGCGAGCCGGCGCGCCTCACTGGTCATGCGATTGCGTATGCCCTTGCGACGGCCTGAGTTGCCGGGTGGCGTACCTTTCGGGCGTCCCCGTTTGCGTTTGGGTGGTCGGGGTGGCTCAAGGAGGAGACGCTCTACCATATCCGACACTTTATTAATTTCGCACTGGCTGTCAACCCGGTTATCTGACGTCAACGTTGTCGGGGAGCGGCTGGGTCGGTTTGTCGGGTGGCAGTGTCACCGTGTGCGGCTTGGCCTTGGGCTTCTGCTGAGGTGATGACCGGAGCGGTGGTTCGTCCTGCAAGAGGATAAGTGTATCGGCGCGCTCGCCATACACTGTCCAGACCTGATAACGGCGGCGCTGGCCTTGGCTCGGGATGACACTGACCGTCCAGCAATTGGTGTGGCCGGTCGACTTCCATTTGCTGCAATAGCCGGTCTCACTGATCCGGTAGACGCCCTGATCGTCGGGTGGGGCCTTGTTCTGCTCGTTGCTGACGCCTTGGAAGGTGACCCTGCCGTTCGGGTCAAACGCCAGTATGCCCAAGAGGCCGTTTCTGGCTTTCGCCATGAAGCCGTTGCCGGGGAGAAGCTTGGCGAGGACGCGGCTCGACAGCATCTTGGGCAGCGCCTGTTCGGCGACCGCCGCTCCCAGCACCACCATCGACGCCAACAGAACCATTGCCCCGCGCATCCCCCTGCCTCTTCCAATCGTCGAGAATCGGTCGGAGGTCGATAATGTCGCGGACGTAGACCAAGCGCAACCGGTCGAGGCGGTAGCCTGTGGGCGGCTCGGCTTTGCCGTCCTTGACTTGTTGCAGTGTGATGATCATGAGCAACCCGTCGTGCGGCCGCAATTGTCGCAGACCAAGCACGTGCCATTGTTGAGCATGGTGAAGCTGCCGCAATCGGGACAGGCGTCGCCAGTGTAGCCCCTCGCCTTGGCCTCGACGAACTTGTCCTGCGTAAGCGTAAATCCCGGCAAGGCAACGTGGATCATGAGTGGACCCGGATGGGCCGACAGATCGATCACGTTGGGCGTGTCCACGTATGCATCGAGCTTGGCTCTGGTCAGATGCACGGTTTCCTGTGCCGGCGGGATTACCTGATCCCGCTGAACGTCGAGCGGGCCGAAATACTCGTAGACCTCTTTTGGACGGTGACCGGCTTGGATGGCTTCCTGCCGGGTCAGCTTGCGCTGCATCTTCTGCCAGACGAGATAGTCCTGATGCTCCTTGAGCGTCATCTCGCCGACTTGCAGTCCGGGGTGAACGACGACGCCGTTCTCGATTGTTTTGGGTTCGATCTTGTCAGTGTGCGACAGGCTCATGGGTGATCGTCCTTGTGACCGAAGCTCGACCGCGACGTGTCGAGGCTGCTCTCCGGTGTAGGCTCGATGGTGATCATTGGCAACCAGCCGAGCGCGCCGGCACAATACTCGCCCTCCGGGGTCTCTTCGATGTCGAGCGTGAAGGCGTCGTCGTAGGCCACCCACTGCGGTCCCCAATACTCTTGCGGACCTTCGTAGTTGTCGACCCAGCCCTTGCCCTTGTCGTAGGTGGCACTGACCACGCCGGTCGTGGTGATCAAGACGATGGGGGTGCCGTCGCGCGGGGCGGTCTTCATCGGCTTGGGAGCGAGG